TTTTTTGACGAGATAACCGAGAGGGTATTAGGCGTAACACCTTTCCTAAAAATATAGCTATCATTATCTCTAGCCATTTAAAACCCCCATTTTTACAAAGTTTATTTAAAAAAGTTGACTCAAGCGACTCTTTTCAGTTTCGCTTAAATCCCCAACATCATCTGTCGTAATCAGACCCGCTTGTAACTCAATTCCATCAAAACTGGAAGTAGCAGTTAAAAGATCTGTGTCAACTTTTGTAGCTTCTTTTTCAGGTACCTTTTCCTCAACTTTTACTTCTTTTTCTTCAGGAATAGCAACTTCCTTCTCAGGAACCTTTTTCTTAGCTTCTACTTCCTTTTTCTCAGGAACCTTTTTCTTAGCTTCTACTTCCTTTTTCTCAGGAACCTTTTCCTCAACTTCTACTTCCTTTTTCTCAGAAACAGCAGCTTCTTTTTCAGGAACCTTTTCCTCTTTCTTCTCACCACATGCTCCAGATACTTCAGCAATAAGATTCTTTCGAATTGCCTCTGTAGCTTCTTTAGTCCAGAAATCTACCACTTCGGTAGCTTTCTTTTCTTCTGACTTCGGACACTCTGGGCTATCTTTCATTGGACCAGTCCCATCAGGAATCCCAGGACCTTTAATTTTTCCAGCAACCTTCTCTGTTTCAACTGATTCTTCTTCAGCTGTTTTCATTTCAGAAATCTTTTTCTTACAGTGTAAACAGTAACCAGTCTTTTCCATTACATTGCCCCCACATTTGGGACATTTAATCATTTTGACTTTACTCTTAGCTTCTACATCTGTAGCCAGTCTATTCTTAAGTCTCTCATCACTCATATTAGCAATAGCGTAAGCCATTGTTCTGAGATCCTTAGCTATTGGATCACTCTCATTAAACTCTTGAGAGAGTACATCCAAACTAGCGATTAAAGTTTTACGTTCCATCGATGACGCCTCCCTAATTGGTCGGTTTGGATAAAAATCAGAGTTTTGTCTTTGATCTCCATAAGCTCTCTCCGAATCTTTTCTTGCATTTTCATAAAAACTATTTTCAAGAATTTCTTCCGGTCGAAAGTAAATATGACGCTCAGGAGGATACACCGTAGGGTCAATCAAAAACTCTAAAATATTATTTGCAACTTTTTTAATTAATGGTTGTATATTCATTTAAATCATTTCCTAATTTAATGGGGACTCCGAAGAGCCCCCCAATCTCAAGACTCTTATATATTTGAACGGAGATTAAATGTTATCACAATCCACAGTAATGGAAATACTGGACTGTAATATGCAGTAACATTAATAATCGTCGGATCATTCGGGTCTACTTCAGCCTTCACATCTGTCCAAGCTGTTATAATATTAGCCTGTTGAGCAGCGGACAAATAAGATTTAAGTGTTTGTTCAATCTCTGCCTTACGTTGGACTAAAAGTTTTGAACCTATATACGACTGTAGAATTGAACGAGATCCCCTCTGAATAAATTGCTTTATTCGAATAATAGAAGGAGTCCTCGTCAAAACCGAAGATATATCAGTTGTTAATGCAAATTTTACTTCAATCCCTGCAGCAAGTTCTTCTAGTAAAGTTATTCCAGAATTTGCTGTTTGAGCAGCTGTCACTGAATCCAATCGACGAAATAAACGACGAAAACCTACAATAGGCTTTCTTGTCAAAGGTTCAGCTACATCAAAAGCAGGTGAAGTATCTCTTCCAGCAACCGCAGCTGCCAGATAAGCCCCATCCACTAAATACTCAACATCATTCCCTAATTCATCCGTTACTGTAGTAATAGCTCCATCAGGATAAATCCCTACCATTAACTCATTGTTCATCGACCGAGCATAAGTCTGAGCGGTCGTAGGAGTTGTATTCATAGGAAATCCAAAATATGAGAAACGTTCATTCGCATAACGTATCCCCGATTGGATAGAATTAGAAGTTCTCAAATAAGATATAACTGCAGATGAAGTAGTAACAGGCTGCATGAGAGTTGGTCTCGTGCCTCCTTCCATCGGTTCATTGAAATAATCTATACCTGCAATATACCGAGAATCCGGAGCATCATCAGCACCAACAGTCTTCTGTATCTGCAATAAAGCGAGTATACTAGAGCCATTAAGAAAAGCTAAATGAGCAGCAAGTCCTAAATTATTCGTTATAGACAAAGGACCCGTGTCAGTTACTACATTCTTTTCCTGACTATACAACTTAGCCTTTTTTAATCCATTTGAATCAAATTGAACTGCTTCAGTAAAGGAGACATAATAAAAATCACCTATACTCGGTTCATTTCCCGATAAATTATAGGTCTTTACTAACCCTGTATCTCCTACGACAATATCTTCAGTATTAGAAACTCTTACACGAGTACCTGGAATTGCTCTAGAGGTCTGTGTTGAAGTTATAAAATCCGATGCTATATTATAACCAAGACGATCTCCTGATTGATAAATAACCAAAACACCTTCATTTACTGTTACACGAAAACCTGTCACACTATCTTTATAAGTCTGATTAAGATATCCTGTATTATCCCCACCAGAACCCGAACCAGAAGAACTCGTTGAACTTATTGTATAAGTCGTTGAATCCGCAAAATTCAAATAAACTGTCTCTTCAACAGCAAATCCCGGTGAGACCTGACCATCGCTATTACCTGCACCAGTACCATTCGGATAGGTCACATTCTCTGAAGCAAAATCCGGGTCAGCTATGGTAGTATCTGTAGTTGACCATAATGTATCCATGGCTCTTCCTGAATTAGTTCCCAGTACATCATAAACTCCAATCCCTGTAGCACCTGAGGTTTTATCAGTAAGTGTCCAGGTATCATCTGGTAATAAATTACTATACTGTGTTATATAAACATTAGTTCCAACAGGAGGAGCACTAACCAAAACAGCCGTTCTGGAAGAAGCTGTCAATTGAATAACATCAATAGCAGTTGCATCCGTTGGGGAAGTACCATAATATGCAGTAATAAGATCTGGATTATCTGTATCAATACCTAATCCTGAACCACTCTTTGGCGTAGCTTCCATTACAAAACTATCATTAGTCCCATCTACAGTACCAGTAGCAAGTCTACGGAAAATACGATTATCAAAAAGAGTGCTGGTAATTTGAGTGTCATCAAAAGGCTCTCCACCAGTAGTAGTTGTACCGGCACTCACTTTAGATGAATGACCCCAATTTATAGTACTGAAAGCACCAGTCGTATCAAGAACGAAATCTGTCTCATCAATAAAGTCAGATGTTCCCGGACTATACCCTACTTTACTTACAGCAACAACATAAGGAGAAGGCAAAATGTCAGCAGTATCCTGCCACTCATTTGAATAATAAGTCACCTTTACTGTTTGACCTATAGTAGGTGCAACAGCAAGAGTGATCTGACCTGAATCACCATCAACTGCAGAAACAGTGACCGCTGAATTATTTACTAATACGGTAACATGAGATATGGTAGTTGTAGTCGTACCACTACCATCGCCTGTCACAATGGGTGTATAATGTGTCTGAAAAACGGTACGTGTACCATCTACCTGATCATCCAGATCTTCTTCAGTATGTAAAAGATCCTTACGTTTAAAATAATAGGTAATTAATATAGTACTACCTAATGGTGGAATTCCTACCAAATATATCCAACCATCTGTACCATCGACTGAAGAAATTGCTACTTGCTCACCATCAACTTCAACAATAACATCAATCGGATCTGTTGTTGTTGTGCCATTCCCATTACCCTTAACTATAGGGTAATACGAAACTCTGAAATTGCGATTACTACCCAAAACCTGACTGGAAACATCTTCTCTTACAATCTTATTGTCAGCCATTGCACTAGAGCCACGAATCATCTCATAATTATTAACTGGGATGTTTTCATCAGCCACTCCAATAAGAGCAGGAATACGTAAATCTCCAGCAGCGGTTACGGTAGGCGCCTCATTCAGTGTCTTCGAATACACATTCGGAAACGAAAAACTGTCAAAAGGGCCAAGTCCCATCTTTAACCTCCTACAATGTTTTGTTTACAGATATTCAATTAAATTTTTGATTGAGATCTTATTCAGATTTAATTAAATCTTATTTATTATCTTATTTAGTATCTGAGAGGTTAAAATGAGCCAGTCTCACTAAATTGCTTCTGACCCCGTTTCACTCTATCCTGCTTATGCTTCTGCAAGGTCTTTGAATAATCATCTCGACCTTTTATATCTTTCATATCCCCTAAGGCCATCACAGGCTTATAGTGCCCGTTAACTTTAGGTAACTCCACTTTTTCCAAATTCTTATCTGAGTGTCTCTTTTTCTGTCGGTCATGATATAATTGCCACCTCTTATTTGCTTCTCTCCCTATTTTCATATCAGCCGATTCATGAGAACTCCCCCGGACTACCGAAGAAAAAGAACTTACCGATTTTTCTGCCTTAGCCCCACATCTTCCACAATCACTAAAAGAAGAACTCTCATTCGTATTCACGAGTTTCTCAAATTCAAAACCACATTTTTCACATCTATATTCATAAAGAGGCATCTTTTTCTCCTATTTACTGCATAAATTATTAATAGATCATTAAATCTTTAAGTCAA